TTTAGTGTCATATATTCTTAAATTTCTACTCTCAAAATCATCTAATGATTTATTAATCTTTTTTTTATTAACATCAAATTGAACTGTTCCTTGTCTTAAATTTGGATTTGACGCTTTATCATTGTTATTATTATTACTACTTGCTCCACCCATATTATTCTCCTAATAATTTCTTTTTAGTTGTTAATTCGTCATCTTCTAAACCATCAGCTGTAGTTAAAATTGTTGATGATCTTCCTTTTCTATTTCTTCTAATGGCAGCTCTTTTCCTTTTTGCTTCTTCTTCTCTTTCTTGATCTTCATAAGAAGGTGGTTCTGGCAAAGGTTTTGGCTCTGGAATTGCTGGCATCGCTGGTGGTGATGGTTTTAAAAATCCCATAATTTATTTCTCCTGGTGTATTGCATAATCACTTTGCGCTGTTTGTTGATCTGCAAGTTTTTGTTTTGGTAATTCCGATAAAGATATAGCCATGTATCTTGCAGCATCGCAAGCGTGTGAGCTAAAATCCTTAACGGGTTTTGCACTAAAAATTCTCATCTTATCGTTATACCTTCGATGATGATGTCTTAATGCTGTTATTAATGGTTGTGTAGCATCTGCATCAAACCAACATTTAGGTAAAACCATTTTTAAATTGTGGATCCCATCTTCTAGTGGGAGCTTTGGTAATACTCTAAATCTTATTCCTAATTGATAAGCAACTTCTCGTCTTGTCTTACCATTACTAAATTCTGTTACTTCTATATCGTGTGGTGCATAGTGTTCTCCATAAACATAATCTTTATCTTTTATGTACTGAACATAATGCGGTAAACCTTCTTTGTTGTTTTCATAATAATCAATAACCATTATTTGATTACCGACTTGCTGAAAAAAAACTATTGCGGTGTTGTCTCCGTAACCCAAATCCCATGCTGTATTAACTAATAAACTTGGATCATAGGCTATCTTAGTTATTTGTTTATTATCTTCTATCTTTTGTATTATGTCTCCATATATACTACCACTTACGTTTGCTACCCAATCGCACTCAAATTCCTGGAGATATTTACTCTCCCCCATCTGAGCTTTAGCAGCGTCTAGTTCTTCTTGATCTACTAAATTTGTTTCACTTGCTTTAGCAGTATAAGCTAACCAACTTGGATCGCTTAATGCGTACTGGTATAAGTCATAAAATATATTACTCATTCCAGCTGGTGTCGAAATAAAATATGCAAATCCTTTTCTGTCAGATATAGCGGGTCTTAATATTTCGTGCCAAAGTTTCGGGTTCATTTGGCTAACCTCATCTACGCAAATTCCATCTGCATAAATTCCTCTAATTCGATCTGGATCTTCTCCAGACATTAAAGTAATTCTTGCGCCATTTGGAAAATCACAACGCAGCTCCGTTTCATTAAATGTAGTTCCAGGTATACATCCAGCGTATTGCTTTAAATAATCCCAGCAAACTCTTTTAATAGAAACAAATGTTGGCCCAATTAAATAATATCTAGGGTTCTTTTTATCATTGGTTAGAGCTTTTCTAATCAAATGTAATATAACCAATATCGTTTTGCCAAACCTTCTATGGCAATTCAATACTGCGAACCGATGTTTATCCAGATCCTCATGCAGCTTTGCTTGTAATGGCCGCGGTGTGTAAGGGATCTGTATATGCATTAGTGAAATATTATTGCGATAACAATAATGATAGCAGCTCCAACAACAGCTACTTTTCTGTTTCTACTCCAGCCATGCCATTTTTTTATTATTTTTTCCATTCTTCCTCCTAGTGTAATGTGGGTAGTTCAGACAGATCCAATATTGATTTGTATTCTATCCCACTATTTTTCATTAATTTTTTTACAAAATTGCTTGCGTGCCTTGGATCTTCAAATCCATTAAGATGGATAACCATGCCGTTTGTATCCTCGGCTAAAAAAACCATTGCAGTAATCATTTTATTTTTAAAATTATTCATGTTGTTCCTATGTGTGTGTGGCTGTGTGTGCCAAACTCCTAAGTTATATATTCTTAAATTTCGCGGGTTATTTTTCGGGGATACCCCACCTTTGTTCTTTTCAAATCTACATTTTTGTATGCAGAGAACATGGGTCGTAGATCTATATCCTACCGATTAATAACGTAAACTCTATCTTATTTATCCAACCAGAGAGTAACCAGGGAGTTGATAGCCAATGTTCTTGTTTTGTTCGAACTCATACGCGCGCCTGAGATCCCACTTTGGCCGCGTGAAAACACGGAGAAACTACCACTTATCTATTTGGTAAGCTCGGTACAGATGTCGTTTGTACTTCCTCCACAATCTTTTTAGCTTCAACCATATCATTTGGATTTCCCCAGCTAACAGTTATTGTCGTATCTTGTTTAACGTCTTGTTGAATTTTATCACCAAATGTTTTAGCTGCAAGTTTGCTCGCTAACCATCTGATGTGTGAATATTTTTCTCTTAAAAAATGAGTTTCTTGCGGTGTCTTTGGTACTTCCATATCTTCAGCAATTTTGTCCAGCAATGTCCAAACACCAGTTTGCCTGGCGTTCATAATTCTTTCGTGAAGATCTTTGTTCTCTCTCGCGTATTTATAAACAGTTGATTGATCTGGTAATTTTTTATCTTTTGTTATTTTTGATAAAGGCTCGCCAAGTTCTAGGCGTTTAATGATTTGTTCTGTTTGTTCTTGATCCATACTAATAATTGTTCATCCGTATAATTTTTAAACTGTTTTAAATTTTTATAAGCTCGTATTTTACCCTCAATTGTCGTAGCTCCAGTAGAAGCTCCACCGTGAAAACGGCAACGGTAATGACCGCTTTTCATTAAATACCCTTTAGCTCTACATTGCTTGCCAGAAGTTCTAGCTGTACTTTCGCATTGAATTTTTTTTAAAGGATGTCCAGCCATAAATTAAAGATATTTATATTCAACTGTACCATTCCAATTACTAAATATTATCAATCTTGTCTATAAGAGTTTTATTCAGTTTACTTTCAAGAGTGAATATTGCGTTGATATATTTTTTTTTAATTGTAACTCGATGGCAGCCAAACATTTTACCAAGAGCAACCCAGGAGTAACGCCTGGATCTGGCCCAAAGTATCTGCCTATCTTCTAATTCAACCAAAGGTAACAATTCAGTTACGGTAAGATCCCAGCAGTTTATTTGCTTGTTGTTAGCTCTTAATTTAAGTTTTTTGGCATCATAAAAGCCTAAATCCTTCGGATCATAAGCATACTCCAAAATATCATACATTGATGCAGCTTTTGGAATTTTAGGTTTTGGCATAAATCTTTCAGCAGATCCAGCTTCATCCAGTATATCCATTAATTTCACGCATCTTAGCTTCAGCTTGCCTCCTTCACTGAGGCATCAAACTTTTTTATAGGTTCATTCTTCTTCCATTTATGTTTGGCAATTACCTCCCCTTTTTTATTCCTATATTCAATGTATTCGCCAAATTCTCCGAAATACTCATATTGATCGCCGTTGTAATCTAATGTTGTTTTAGAATGATTAGCGGTGGGGGGAGAGATAAATTTACCTCTTTGATAGTTATTATATCCTCTATTCCTATTATAGTTAATATTATTAGTTTTATTAATACCAGTCGAATTTGAAACATCAGATGTTGCATATTTGGAACCTATGCTCTTTTTTCGTAATTCCTGGAGATTAAGCTGCTGCGATAAATAATATTCGTTAGTAGAGGATCTACGTTTTACTGTTACATAACCCAGCTTAGCAAGGTGTTTAATGCACCGATAAATAGCAGTACGAGACATTCCAATTGATTTTGAGATAGTTCCCAGCCTAGGATAACAAATTCCAGTTTCCTTATTCATAAAACTAACCAGGCAGCTATAAACTCTGAAATCTTGATTTGTTACTCTAACATCTTTTAAAACATTATTATCGCCAATATAAAACAAGCTCACGAAACCGCCTTTTTTAAACAACTTGGATAATGCTGCTCCTGGATAAGATCTAATATTTCTAACCAGCCATCAGGTAGTACAATTGTTTCTTTACCGCGTTCTGGTGTGAGCTGCGTAATTCTTAAACTTTCAACTTTACGGTTTTCATTAGCAGAATAAAAAACCAGGAATGAAGGTAGACCAGATAATTTTGCTAGAGCTTCTGTTGTGGTAGTAGCCTTAAAAGTTTGTCCGCGATCAAAACAAGTCTCGGCCAAATACAGTGGAGTTTTACAAACTTTGCAAATCCCAACCGCATCCATATCAATCATATAAACTTGCTTTTCTCTGCACCACTCAGAATATGGATCTCCAATATTAAAATAATTATCTTTAAAATTACCTCGTGCCACTGACTTTCCTTATAGATTTTTGTAAAATTTTTTTTTGTTTTTTAAGAGCTTCAACCTCATTTTTTAATGTTTTATTTATAGTTAAAATATTGGTGTTCTCCTCTGCCAGCCTATCTATTTCATTTTCTAGATCTTTATTTTTATCTTTTAATTTTTTTAATTCGTAAGCTCTGGCTTTGTTTGCGTCTATAACTTGGAAGTGAGCTTCATCTTGTTGTGCCATTAGAAAGTAATCTCCGTAACTTCTTGGATCCAGGCTCCAGGAATAGTGTTTGTGTTACCAACAGTTAAAGTTCCATCTTCTGCATCAACAGAATAATCAGCAAAAATGGTAATTAAATTTTTAGTGTGTATTAATTTATGACCCTTAGATATGCAGACAGCTGGTTTTAACTTCTTTGCCTTATCAATACTCATCCAGGAATTATCAGCCAATGTGTCAAACCATTTAACCTCTACAAACGGATAATCCTCAATAGAACCATTTAATACTTTTTTTTTACTCATAAAAACTTTGTGGAGTAACCTTCCCTTTTGTTTTTTCTTTGATAATTTTCATCCAGTTTCGGCCTGGTATTCTGGATCCTTTACACCATCGAAAAGTGGTTGTTGCTGAAGATGCTCCAGTAATTCCTATTAGATCTGCTAGTTTTTTGTATGATAAACCTTTGTCTACTCTAAATTTTTCTAATCCCATGCGTTGTCAGTATGGAAAAAAAACCTTATTGGCAATAGTCTTTACCATATATGTTGTGTTTATACCCGCTAATATCCACAAATTACATAGGTTGCATAATAATTTAGCCAGACAGATTAAACAATTGACAGATTTTGTTAATGATACTACCTTTGCCATTATGACAAAAACTGATAAAGTGGCTCAAATTGATAAATTAATAAAAACGAGAGACATGAATTTCTTAAAAGAGAAAATAACCCAGGTGGGTATTTCACAAAAAGAATTAGCAAACAAACTTCATAAAAATATTGTTACTGTTAATAGATGGGTAAATGAGGAAAGACAAATTACAGCTGAAAACGCAATTGAGATTGCTAAAATTTTAAAATGTGACCCAGCTGCTATATTATTTCCACCTAAAAAATTAAGCAAAATTACTTTAAAACATTATACTGATGATAGTTATATGGTTAAAAATATGGATAAAAAATTTTATTACGATGTAGTTATACCAAATGGTTTTTATTCAGAAGGAACATTAGCGGTAAGATATTACAGACTTGGTAGCCAACATCATAATTTAATACAATTATTTGAAAGAAAAAAAATAAACAATCATTACGAAGGATTTCACGAAGATAGTATTAATCAAATTTGTTATTTAGAACCAACAGAAAAAGTTAGAAAAAAAGAAGGATGCGTGCCAATAATAGCTTTAGTTAAAATAAATGAAACTAAAAGTAATTATGCAATTGATTTATTGCATTGTAGAACTGGTAAACCTTTAAATGAAAAATCTAATGGAATAGATCCTAGTTGGGTTAAAGTTTGCGCACCTTTAAAAATGAGTTATTTCGAAAAATATAATTTAAATATTTAGTTATCCCCACACTCCACAATCTCTGATAGAAACTTTTTTGGTAAATTATTTGCCAATAAGGAATAATCTGTTTACCAATTGTACTAATTAAGTATTTAATTTGTATTATGATTACTAGGGATGCAGCATTAGCAAAACAAATAACAGACGATAATTTTTTAGAAAACATAAGAGATCTTCCAGATTGGGTAGAAATTTATAAACTTAATCATTGGTCGCCATCACAATTAAATTCAATGGATTGTTTATGGAGCTACAAATATTTATTTTTATCACAAGAAGAACGTAGAAAACTTCCTATTAATGCAAAAATGTTTGCTGGTGTATGTATTGGAGAACTAGCTCAATTAAGATTTGGAGATTATTTGTGGCAGCATAAAACGGGAGAAGGTTTAGTTAAACTAAAAATACCACCACAAAGAAAAGTCTTTGATAAAATTTTAGATAAATTTAATTTATATGAACCAGTTGATGATACAGATAAAAAACAACATGATGTAAATAGATTGGGTTTAGCAAAAGCATTTTTTACTTTAAAAAAAGGTTTTCACGAAATTAATTTAGTCTCACCAATTGAATGCGAGAGATCTGTATCTTTAACATTAGATGGATGTATTTTACCAACCATAGGCAGAATTGATGCAGAGGATAAGCACGCATTTGTTGAAATAAAAACAAAATGGAAGAAAAAAAATAGACCCAAAAAAGATGGTACATCAAGTTATTCATTACCTAAAATAAATGAAGGTTATTTAGGGATGGAAGATCATTTGGCCCAGGTAGCGTTTTACTACTTTGCTTGTCAGAAAAAAAAGAAACCATATTTATTTGTTATGAATGAAGAAGATTACAATATTTTTACCTGGGATAATTGCGATGCAATGCAGCCAGAAAACTTAAAAAAATTATTAAATAAATTAACTATGGTTGCAAAACGTAGAGAACGAATAATGAGTAATCATGCTGGTAAAAGTACCTGGCATCAAGACATTGCTCCAGATTTTAATCACTTCTTTTGGAAAGGTATGGGAGAGCAT